CGTCTGTGCTCTATTCTCATATCCAAATCTTGCTATCTTACGTATACCTAATGATAAGTTATAATCATAAGGAGTTTTAATTGTAGCTGTTTCTAAACCATTTGTAACAGAAAATGTTTCAACATCTGATATAGATGTACCACCATTAGCAGCCGCATAAAATGTAGAAAATTTAAATAACTTTTTAAAGTTTATTTGTGAACAACAATCTTTTGGCGTAACACAAGAAACTAGTATAATTAATAGTAATGTAATTAGTTTTTTCATTTATTTTGCTTTAAATTTTGATCCTGTTTTTTTCCTTGTACTTTTTCTTTTAGTAAATTTTTGTTTACCTTTAGATCTTTCAATGTCTTCGATTCCAAGATTCCACTTACTCCAACCACTAAACATTAAAACTCTTTGTAAAGAATTGTGTTGATTGTCTAAAGATTCTCTTACGTTTATTGTCTTATTATACAGTCTATTAAGAGGAACGTTAGTTGTTGCCTCTGTATAACTTGTTACAGCTGACCATATTGGATTGTCAATATCAAAAGCACTCATCTCGTCTATAGTCTTTTTATTATAATTAAGAGTTTTTTCAGCATTAACCATTTTTCTTGCTTTAATACCAAGTGGAGGTGAAAGGTTTAGCATTTCCATTAATACTGCACTCTCATCTTTATTCCAACCTTTATCTCTTTGCTCGTGCCATTTAATAGCCATATTTTTTAAAGTAGCAACGGCTGCTCCCCAAACACCAGTACCCCTTAAAACAGAATCAATACTACCATTGACCATTCTTTCTTTTTTCTTTAACCATTTTTCATCTTCTTCGTTATCATCAAACATAGCCATAAATAACGCTGATTGTAAGGTGTAGAATATTAAGTTTTGTATTGCGAAGTAATAAGCTATTCTAGATAAATTAGATATATCACTTTGTAATTGAGTTGGATTACCAGGTGTTATTCTTCTATTTTTAATATCTAAAAATGCCTTCTTACCTAGTCTATTAAATTGAGAAGTTACGTTTTGGAAAGCAAGTATAACTTTACCAAGTGGAGATGCCTGCTGTTGCGAAACCATATCTGGTCTTGCCGATTGTTGCGTAGCTTCTGCTAATACTTGAAAATCAGTCCATGCTTTTGATTCAGCTTCTTTTTGAGTCATACCTTCTTTTAAGTATGTATTAATTCTATTTCTATAAAACGTAGAACCTCCAGTAGCTATAGCTATATTATCCCCAATTTGTGTTGGTAAAAATCCTAATTCTAATAATTTTTTAATTGCAGCATTTATTGGGTTTTTAGCATCTTTAACTGTTGCCGCTAACTCAGCTCCATTAACATCTGTCTTAATACCACCACGTCTTTGCTTCATAAAATTAGAATTGAATATAGTTGCCCAATCAGTCCAATATTGTTTTTGATTAGCAAAAGCTTTAGCGGCAGAAAGTATATTATTATCAGAATAGTTAATAAAATTAACCATAGACATTTGTTGTAGCACGGCGGAACGTATGTTAAAGAACATAGTTGAAGCTACAGATCCATTTAAATAGTTCAAAAACTGATTAACTAATTTGTTTTGACCACTAGGTCTATTTCTACCGGTTTTAGTTCTATACAATATATCTTTAAGAGCACTAACCATATTAGCTCCATATACAGCCTCTATTTTGTTTAAATTTTCTTGTGAAAATATTATATCAGCATTTTCAAAAAATTCAGCAAAAAATTCTGCTCTTCCAATTCTACCAGTCGCATCATCTAAATCTGTTCTTATATCTCCAGCTTCCCAACTTTCTGCAGGACTAACATAATCATCACGTTTTGATATAGTGTTTATTGCATCTGCATACGCTTGTAATTTGCTATCAGATTTAACTAAATCAACCAAACCTTGTTGATCAGTTTTGCTTAAACCAGGTATTTTATAACCATGTTTGTCCCATAAGTAAATTCTTATAGCATCTTGATAAGAAAAATCACCATCTGGGGTTTTTTTAGTTAATTTCTTTTTAATATCTTCAAATTGTTTATTTAAAGATTTGTAATCATTAGCTATAGACTGTTTAGCTGTATTTAATTCTCTATAAGCTCTATTTAATGGTCTAATTAAAGCTTGTTCAAAGAAATCTCTATGAGCATTACCCTCTTTACCTTTACCTATGAAGTTATATAGTAATCCTACAAAGTCTTCGTGCGACGGTGGTATAAAAAATCTAAATCTACCTTTCTTCTCCCCACGTTTTCTAGCTTTAATAGCTGAAAATCTTTTTTTAGATTCAATACCAGTTATGTTTTCTAGTATATCATTAAAAGACTTATCTAAATTTTCAGGTTTACTAAACTGGGTTTTAGCTTGCTGTATTTTCGACTTAACATCAAACTGATCTAGCATATTTTTAACAGCTTGTACATTTTGTAACGCATCATCAGCAAAATAAAAATCATTAAAGCCTTCACCAACTTTATCAGCTACCCACAATGCTTTTGCTTCAGCTGTAGAATTAGCTAAACCAGTAATATTTTTCATTGGTATATTTAAACCATTAGCTTTTAAGAAATCAAATATAGCTTTAGCAGCTTGTGGTGGTCTAGCTGTTAACACAAACATGTTTTCAGGACCAAACTTACCTTGTAGTTTTAATGCTTTTTGAAATAACGGTGCTATCTTACCTTTTACAACTTTATTAAAATCTGAAAAGTCAAATGTAAAACCTTGGTCTAATAAATCTTCATATGTACTAGCGTATTCTTCAGCGTTTAAAGTTCCAGTGGTTCCATCTGGTCTAGTAAATTTAACTAAAGATTTAGTTGTAGCTAACGTATCATCAAAGTCTAATACGGTAATACCTTTGGCGTCATTAACCACTCTAGACTTGTTTACAGCCCTACTAAACATATGATTACTATCTATATCTCTACTATACTTAATCTCTGACTGCATACGCAAAACATTTATATCTTGCTTGCCTTCAAAAACATCAATTATAGCTTGTTGCGCTTGTTTAACGCTTAAGTTATCAACACCAAAGTATTCTGCTATAGTTTGTTTTTCTTTTACTAATTTATAAGCATTAGGGTTTACACCTGCTTTCATAAATCTATATATAGCACCAAATCCATCAGGTAAAAAGTCTAGCTCATTATTTAAAACTCTAGGTACTACTTTTTCAAAAAAGTCTTTACCTCTAGACTGTCTAAGATCACCACCAGGATCATCTTGCTTTCTTAAAGAGCTTTGTGAATAACTAAACCTCAAAAGCTTAATAGCATCTTCTATATTACCATCACGCGCTGCAGCAAATAAAATTCTAGCCATTTCCATCTGCGGATCATGCTCTTCTACACCTATTTCATTAGTTACTTCTTTACCTTTAGCGTTAACAGGAAAAGCAAGTAATGTACCCGCGTGTCTCATAAAGTTACTTTGGTCAAAACCAAGGTGAGTTAATAACTCTTGAAAAATTTCTTCCCCCTTACCATGTTTAGCAATATCTTTAAAAAACTGTATTAAAAACTCTATTTTACCTTCATCTTTTGAAAGGTTTATATTTTTTAGACCTTTAAACATGCTGTTTTTATGGTAAAGAAGTCTTGAAGGTTTTATCTGCTTTGTATTATCTATTTTTTCTACAATATTTTCTCTACCACTTTTTTTAGCATATTTTTCAATTTTATCTCTAAAATAAGGTATATTAAAAAACGCAGCTTTTTTTATACCACCAGTTAAACCAGTTGCCATAACCTCATAATATTGAGGAAATTCGTCAAGAAAATCTAGTATTTGGTTCATATAAAACTCTTCCCAAGTTATTTCATTTTTCTCATCTTGGTATTGTTCTAAATCTCTTCTTGTTATAATTTTAACTTCTATTTTACCAGTTTTATCTTCGTTTTCTATTGTTACAGTTTCTTTTGGTGCTAATAGTTTGTTTGTTTTATAACTAGCTTGCTCTTCAAGTTTTTTAGCCCTTTGTTTTGTACTGAACTGCACGCGACTTTTACCTTCTTTGATTTTTAATAAAGGAATATTCTTTGGATCTGCCTGTCTGGATGCTTGGTTCATAGCTAAAGTAGCTACTTGCATAACCCACTCCCTTAAAGCTCCATCTACACTTTTGTCAGTAACTCTTTGACCTTTTATAGCTATACCAAAAGGCTGTCTAAAAGTCTCATTGTTTAAACCTTGTTTCTGTTGTACCGCTAAACCTTTACCAGTGCCTGTATCTGTAAATTTTGATCTACCTTGTTTAGTATACCATACGCCTAGTTTAGTGTTTGCAATGCCGGTAGCATCACCACCTACAGTAGTACCGTCTGGTACCATCGTAATCATTTCAGGAGAATGTTTAAGTATTTTATCTTGGATTGCTTTACGCATTTCTTTAGTTAAGTCTTGCTTGTTAAGTATGCGCTTGGCAAGTTCTTCTGCTGTAAAGTTTTGATTTGTGAATATCTCAGCAACTTCTACTAAAGCTTGATAAAAAGGCCCTTCTTTTTTAGCCCTATAAATAGCATTTTTAACATCTTTATAAGTGCTTAGTTTTTTTACTTGATTTTTATTTTCGTTATATATATTTTGAAGTTTTGGCATAATATCACCATGACCCATTTGCTCCAAAGCTATTACAGTACCTTCTAACTCTTCTCTACCATCATCTATTTTAGGTGCTATTTTTTTAGCAACTTTTTTAGCTACAGTTTCTTCTTCTATTCTAGCTGTTTCAATTTTACCTTTCATACTCTCTAATATACCAGAATATTTTTTAGGTAAAATAGCATTCATATAAGCACCAAACGGAACTTCTTTACCGTTTTTCCTAGCCCTATAAGTTCTAGATAACTTTACTAACTTTTCATTAAATTGACTAAACCACTCTGCTACGTCGTCCATACGTAAACCATCTTCTAGTGTTAGATCTTTACCTTTGTTAGCTGCTTTTCTAGCTAAAGCAAAAGCTCTAGGCATATTATTTCTAACCAAAGCGTTAGCAAGAGATATAGATGCCATTATATTACCTTCAGAATCTTTTAAGCCTTCTTCTAATATTTTCTTTTCTATTTCTTCATTTCTTTTTACAATAGCAGCAGTTTCATCTTTTAATCCTAACTCCTCAATTATTATTTCATTTTGAAAACCATCAAGAGTTGATTTTTGAATATTTTGCTTAGGTGCATTATCAACTTTTTTGTCTAATTGAACTAAAGAACCTTCTGCTCCAAAATCCATCAAACGGTCTATAGCTTCACTGTTGTAGTTTTTTTCTATAGAAGCATTGTAATCTTTTATAAAGTTGTATACATCTCTACCAGTATTAAATTTAATTTTTTTCCAACCAAGTCTTTGTAAGTTTTGTCTTATAAGATCTCCTATTTTAGTAAAAAACCCATCATTAAACTGTAAAGATCCATCCATTATAGATTCTGACATTACAGTAATAATTTCTTCACCAGCATTGTCAGCGTAAGCATAAGGTGTCATTTTATTTATAAAGCTTTGATTAAGACCACCTTTATTTTTCTCTACATAATCAACTACAGCATTTCCAATTTTTGATTGTAATTTAGTATTTGCTTGAAGTGATTTGTAAAGAACAGCATGTAGAAATTCATGAGCAGCAACATTAATATTACCATCTTTAGCTAGTGCGTTTTCTTTGTTGACAACAACTTCAAAACTACCATCTGCATTTTGTATAATAAAACCATAAGACTTAGCGTCAGATTTAGCTTCTTGAGTTGTATTTGCTCTTTGTTGTTGGAGAAACTTAATGTTTTGAGCGGCGATTCTTTTATCACGCTCAGAAGCAACGTCGCTATTTAAAACTTCCCTCATAGCTCTTATCTCAGCTTCTAACTGAGCGTCTTGCTCCATTTTTTTATTATTAAAATAATCTAAACCTTCTTGTGTTGTTTCAAATTCTGTATACTTATTATCTGATTGGAATCTTTCAGATATATAGGGGCTTTTTCTACGCTTGTTAGATCTTTCTATATTAGCTTTTATTTTAGCAGTCTGTTCTTCAAATCTTTTATATCTAGCCTCTCTTGTTTCGTCGCTTTCGTATTTTTGTATTATTTTATTTTTTTCAGTACTTAGCTCTTGTTGTTCACTATTAAGATCTTCTATTAATGCGTCTTTATCTGATTGTTTTATTGTACCGTCTTGCTCTATAGATCTTATTTCATTTCTTATTCTAAATAAATTGTTTTCTATATTTACAAGTCTATTTTTCTCTTCACCCTTCATCATGTTGATGTTTTCAATATTCTTAGCCATCAACGTTTCTTTCTTCTCCTGTATTTTAAGCCACTGCGTTGTAAGTTTTTCTCTAGCAGATTCAGAGGTAAGCTCGTTTATTATTTTTTTACCAATGTCGTTTTGCTTTATGTTAAGACTGGCCATTTGCTCTGTATAATCTTTACCCATAAACACAGGTGATATTTTGTTATACAACACAGGCATTGCCATTGCTCTTTCCATAATTAAACCTGTGACAAAAGCACCGTTGACACCACCCATTATATCAACGTCTTTACCAATTATTATATCTGCAAAATTACCACCTATTTGTGCTAAAACCTCAGACCCACCCTCTGTAACCGTATTTGTTCCAGCCTTTAAAGTTCCGCCTATACTAAAGTTTTGCATAAGACCTTTGAAACCTTTATCTCTTATTGTGCTTTTTACAGCATTATTATAACCTTTAAATATACCATATGTTATTTTTTCTGATAAAACTTCAGAACCACCAGTTATAGTAGAAGCTAACCACTTTTCGCCTAAAGTATACTCTGTTCCTCCAAAAGCATTTGACCTTTCCATTTCATCATATTTGTTACCAAAAGCACTAGCACCCATAACATATATTGAAGCGCCACCGGTAGTTGCCATTAAAGCTACTTGCGGGGCAAAATTTGCTAAGCCATGAAGCGCAAACATACCAAAATCAGCAACATCATCAATTTCTTCAAAATCCACGGCCTCTTCAACACTATTATTAATGTTATTCATAAAATTGTTTACCTTTTCCTTACCAGCCATTCTCATGGCATCTGTAAACATATCATACCCCTTTAGTTGTTTTACTATAGGTGGCATTTTTTCAACATCATTATCATAATATTCAAAAAGCAAATCTTCCGGTAACTCTCTAACGGCATTTACCATACCTTCTACACCACTAGTTAAACTTATAGCACCATTTAATAACCAAGCTGATCCAGCAACTACATTGTGGTTGTTTCTTTTTATAGCATTATGATATATTAATAAATCTTTTTCGTTTTGTATAAGTTCATCACTAATAACAATTCTATCTTTATAATCTTTAACCCAAGTTTTTATATCTTCATTTGCTTTTTTATAAGAAGAAATCATGTCAGCATTGTCAGCAAGTAATTTTTCTTGTTTAACTTGAATACCTTGTTGTTGAGTTATTAAAACATTTTGTTTATCATTTATAGCATTCCATTGGTTAATTAAACTTATATCTGAATACTCATTAACATCACCTAAAGCTTCTTTATCTTTTTCTAAATTTTCTATTTTTAAAGCTATATCTTCAAATTCTTTTTTATATTGAGTTGCTTTAGGTGCTACAAATTCATTATAATCATTTTGAAAATCAGTTAATTCTTTTTCTAATCTTATTATATTATTATAACTATATTGTGTAGATTTTATATTATTTTTTAATGCTTTTTGTATTTTTGGAAGTTGCTCTTCAGTTTTACTAATTTGTTCTTGTTGAGATTTTGATATAAAAAGTTGAAATATACCTTGGTCTTTTTCTATAGCCTCATCAATAAGTTTTTTAAAATGGGCTTGAGCATCTTCATCAGTCATCTTTTCAGTAACTAAATCCCAAAATTCATCACTACCAGTAATAACATTATCGCTTTTTGTAGATAAAACTTCGTTATATATTCTTTTAACTCTAGAGTTTTCAATTTGAGCTATTAAACTTTCTCTATCTTCTGTTTTATTTTGACGTTCTATTTCTGCACCACTTGCTTTTTCTGATTTTGATTTTTTATCACTTTGACTAATTATATTTCCAGTAACTTCCCCAGCACTTGGATCTATCATTCTTAAGCCAGCAAAGTTTACAATAGGAGCTTCTTCTTCAACAATACCAGCTTTTTGAACTCTAAGATTAAGATCAGCTCTTTTTTTAACAAGCTCTTTATACCTTTCTACTTCTGATTTGTTTTCTTTTCTTTTATTTTCTAAATCTGTACCTACTAATTTATAAGAATCTATTGTTTTTATAATATCTTTACCTTCCTCAGTGCCTTTTGTATCTACTAAAAACTGCCCAAAACTTATTGGATCATCTTGACCTTTTGTTTGCCACTTTTTATGCAAATCTCGCAACTCCCTTGGCACATCTTCATCTTTTACAAGATCACCCTCTGGATTTCTAAATATACTAACACTTAAACCATCTACATTAGTTACAACTTCCCAATCACTAAAGTCTTCTTTAGGTTTATAATCACTAGGTACAGATGGTGTAGTAGATCCAATAACTTTTTGCTTCCAAGTATCAAAATCATGAGTCACGCCAAGCTCACTATGCAGCTTAGACAAGTAATTATCGTTTGTTTTAATTTTACTTGTCCAAACATCAAAGTCGTGCGTTACGCCTAACATGCTATGTACGTTTTGTAAATACTCTTTATTCATATTAATCTAGATGTCATTAGGATCAAATGGAGTTATATTTTCAGTACGTGATCTTGTAGTAGTTTTTATTACTTGATCTTTTGCAGATTCTAATTGTTCATCAGCTCTAATAGTTTCTAAACTTATTGCTTTACCACCTCTAAGACCTTGAACTTCAGGTTTATACTTTCCTTCTTGTCTATACCTTTCAATTGCATCGTCTAAATTCTCACCTGATTTTATTTTTATTTTTTGCTTTTTAGCAAAATCTTGTTTATTATCAAATTTTCTCCAATTACCTTTAGCATCTTTATAGTAGTAACCAAAATTACCTGGGACACCTCTCACATTAGGATCTTTAAGATTTTTATCAATAGCTTTCATTTGATCTGTAGAAACATTAGTTAAATATTGTTCTCCAGAACTAGGATCGTCTTCTTTGTAGTTTATATTTATAATATCAATTTTTGGAGCAGCTTTATCAACTTGTTCAGATTCTTTAATTGTGATTTTACCTGCATCAACTTCTGCTTCAGCATTGATTTTATCTATAGCGTCTTGGCTTTTTGCGTTCTGCAGTTCCAACTTGTGAGTTTGTTTTAAATTTTCAAAAGCGATTTTATTTATTTCCTTTTGACGAGAATCAAGCATTGCTTTTTCAGCTTCTCTTACACCCATGTTGTACTGTTGTCTTTGGGCGTCAATAAAATATTCTCTTCCAACTTGCCTACTAATAGCCATCTCCTCTTCTGTTTGTGGATTCATTAATCTTTGTTTTATTAATGCCTCATCTTCTTTTGATATATTATCATACCAATTTGTTTCTCCAGCACCAGTAGGAATGTCTAAACTTTGAATTCTCGGGTCGCTTTTTAAAACCTCTAATTCAGCTTTTATTTTATTATCTATACTGCCAGCAAAAGTACCAACACCCCAATTGTCATTAAGAAAAGACCTAAGAGAATTATCTGTTTTTGTAAGATTATCATAAAGAGCTCCTTCTTGAGCCTCGTCAAAACTTTCTCCAGTTTTACCCCTATTAATATTTGATAAAGCTCTTTGTTTAGTTTGTTCAGCACCAACATTATCTTTTTGAGCTTCAAACATTTTATCTAACTCGCCTTGTGTATAAGAAGCTTCTTTATCATCGCCTAAATCAAAAGTATATCTTAACTCTCCGTCTTCACCTTCTGTTATAGTATATTTGCCAGATTGAGAATTTGCGTAAATACCCATAACTTGTAATTGTTCTTTGCTAATATCACCCCTCATATTACCTAATGCCTCTGCGTTTAATTTTCTTGTGTCTTTCATAGAAGTTAAACCTTGACTTTCCATAGATAAAGCCATCATAACTTTCTTTTTACAAGCATCATCTTTTAAACCGCATTTTTGATACTCTTCTTGCAATCTGTCAACTTTTCTTCTAGTGAACTCATATTCAGCCTCTCCTAACGCACCACCTTGTTGCAATGCTTTTTCTTGATTTTTAAAAAACTCATCATCAAGGATTTGAGCTCTTTTCTTCGCCTCAGCTGTTCTCTTTTTTACTTCAGCTGTACCAATATCTACTCTACGTATAAGATCTTTTCCTAAATCACCTAGTGGATCACCACCAGCTAATTTAGCCGCTGTCCCAGCTCCATACGCTGTTGCCGCACTTTTTATTAAATTTGCATCTGCTGCCATATATTTTTATTTATTAAACGTTAACCTTCTCTCCAAAACGTACCACCACTATCTATATTTGCTTGACCAGCTTGTAAACCAGACGTTATACCACCAGCCATTGTTCCAACACCAGCCATTGCCTGTTGTTTTGCTACTTCCCTTGCTTGATCTGCAGCTCCTTTTCTTTGTTGTGACATACCTAATAATGTTGCACGTTTATCAGCTTCTCTTTGTTGGGCTGTTTGTTCTCCAGCTGCTTCTAATTGTTGTAATCTACTTGCTTCTTGAGCAACTAGTTTTTGATTTTGAGCTTCTTGCATACCTATTGAAGCCGCAGCTTGTTGAGATGCTAATTGACCTTGATTTGCCATAGCTTGTGCTAAAGAAGCAATACCAGAACCACCAGCGGCAATATTCATTTGATTCATTAAATTAGCTTGCTGTTGTTGGTTTTGTTGAGCCTCAAACTGTGCTTGTTGTTGATTTATAGTTATATCTTCAAACTTATTTTCTAAATCAGCATAAGTATTACTAGTGTCAATAGCCTCGTAAGCTCTTTTATTTTTTTCCATTTCAGCAGCTGCAGCTTTTTGTTCTGCTATTCTACCTTTTCTACCCTGATTGGCCATTATAACTTGTGTTGCTCCAGCCCCAACCGCAATTGCTGCACCTACTATTATAAATGCCATGTCTTATTTATTTTTATTAATATATTTTTCATATTCTTCATAATTTTTTGAAACTATTTCTGCTTCTAATTTATCTAAATCTTGTGTGTTACTTGGGTTTTTATGTATATTTACAAATATACTTTCTTCCACCGCATATATAACTCTTTTAACACCTGGTGTTGACACTACGTAGCAAGGTGCTATAAAATCTTCCTCTGATCTTTCTGTTATAACAGTTATTTTCCCAGTTAATAAAAACCACGCATGTAAATGGTTGTGTATTGCTCCAACAACAACGGAATCTTTAGCCATACCCATTTGTCTAATATAGATACCATCTGCAAATGAGTGTTTTAAAGGAAACTTATCAGATCTTACAATACTTTCGCCTTGATTACTAATTATATTAGTACCATCAGTACTATCAATTAATATTTTCTCTAACTCTAGTATTTTTTTTCTAGAAACTAAACTTTGTGTTGACATATAATTATATTTAAGTATATATTATAGTTACACTTTTTATAGTTTATTTACTACTAACAAACATATCGGTACCTATGCTAAACAGCTCAGATTTAATCGTAGAGCTATTTTTAAACTTTACCTCACCATAATAACCAAGCACTGCACTTAAGTTTACTTCGTTATTTTTACTAAACAATATAAAACTACTCGTAGTAGGTCTATCAGCATAAGCTAATGTTGTGCTACAAGTTATAACATTTGTGGTGTTGTTTATAGCTGTAATTGCACCTATTTCTACTATATCAGACTGATTTGAAGTTTTAAAACTACCACTAGTAGATGGTGCTAAAGTATAATAAGCAGTATCACCAACCTGTACAGATGTGTTTATTTTATTTGCGAATGTTAAAGTTATTACCGCCATATTATTCTGCTGTTATAAAGTTTTGTGTTAATAAGTTAATTACAGTGTCATCTACAGGCGCTGTTTCTATATAAGCCGCGCCAGTAACGTTTACAGTATTGTTGTCACCCGATCCAACAACAGCGGCCGCTAAACTTTCATAAAATATAGATAAACCATTACCACCACTTATTACTGAAAAATCAGATGCTATAGGTTGCCTTGACAAAGACAGTGTTTTGTCAGAAGCTGCGCCAATTGCAAAACTAAGAGCTATATACCCAGCACTAGTTGTGGTACCAGTAGATTTCCCATCTACAAGTTTTGTATTTGCCCTAATAGTTGTTTTAGTAGCAGCAGATGGCATAGTGTCATAGCTAGAAGCTGCATTTGTTGTTGGTGCTATCGATATTTCAGGATCGTCATATTGATAGACCCTTATTGGATATGTTGCTGTAGCACCAGACCCAGCTCCTGATATACCATATCCTGTTGTTACGTTTTCCTTTGTAGCGTCGCTATTACCACTTTCATTATCATCACTTTTTGTTACGTATATATCATAATATGTTACAGCTGAACAAGGCGGGAAATGTACTTTATATTCATGATAAGCAACTGGAACACGGTAACCTTCTTTTGAGTTTTCATTTTCTCTTGCATAATCTACAGCATAAGGTCTACCACTTGGATAAAATGTAGCTTTACCACCTTTTGTGTTTTGTATATTTAATTGTACAACACCTGAATTTGTAGAACTAGCTGTAAAAGTATTGCTAGCTTCTTTGCCTTGACCAGGATGTGGTTCTGCAAAAGCTAACGTTTTAGTTGTTCCACCAACAACTTGTTTTACGGTTAAATAATAACCTGCAAAATCACTACCATAAACATAAATAGATCTAGTTTCTCCGTCGGCATCTAAAGGCGTAGGCCCAGCATTACCATCTGTAGCGGTTCCGACACCAGTTTGACCATCAAGAGTAACCGCTTGTAATGTTTGCTCTGTACCACTATTACTACTTGTTATTTGTACTGGCGTATAGTTAGAGTAAATCATTTCGTGACGTAAAGAAGCAAATTTAGTAATATTTGCTGAATCAGTACCAGTTAAATCTTCTATAGATGGATCTGGTGGAGTGTAATTTACTTCGAATCTATATGTAGTTATTTGATTGTCTGCATTTCTAGTTATTATATGATGTAAAGTATAAGCATCGCTAAAATCTAAACCTTGTGTATTTACAGTTAAATTAGCGGTGATACCTGGGTCTGGAAAATAATAACCAGTATCAGCAACAAATGACTGGCCAAATATAGTTGTTGTTTGACCTTCGGGAACTGTACCACTAATTTTATATTCATGAAAACCTTCAGAACAATAAGGATTTGCGCCTGTGCCTTCCGCGTTTACTGAAGAAACGGTATAAGATGTATTTATAGCTGAAGTAGATATACCAGTATAAGCAGTATTTGTCCCTCCACTTCCATCACAAACATTTGTAGAAGAAGGTGTGTAAAGTCTTATACAAAAAGGTCTACCTACAGCACTGGCTCTATCATCCTCATCACCAAATGTAGGTGCTGTATAATCAACATCTACTAATATAGTTAAATCGCTATTTGGCATTGTTGTACCACTAAACAAATATATTCTAGCCTCTACTGTATTAGATATGGCGTAAGGCGTTCCAGTGTCTACAAATTCAACCTTTTGAACTGTTGAATCGACATTTCCACCCCACCAAATATTTGATGCTGGAGGATTTTCTGCAGCATTACCTATTTTAAAATCATCAGCAGCTATTACAGCTGGGTCTTCTGGATTACCACCAGTCGGTGTTATAGTAAAACTAAAATATGTACCAGACACAGCACTACCACCAGTCTGCGCGTAAGCACTGCTTATTGTTGTTGATAAAAAAGAATAATCGTTTATTGCCATATTTTTATGTATAAGTATTACCGTCATCCCAACCAGTACCATCAGTACCAGTAGAACTGTCATTAACATATAATTTGTAAGAACCTCCAGAACCATCACTACTACCATCATGAGTAACTGCGGAAGGATTACCTATTCCTTGTACAGAAAACTCTAATCCATCTAAATTACTTAAAGTTGTAGTCTCTCCTTTTAAATAATTAAACCATTTACCTTCTTTATTTATGAATTCAGAAACTGTACCCGTTTGCAAGTCTGTAGTAAAACTATCAAGATACCAACCATCAACAGCTGTTAAATTATGATAGTTACCATCACTTAAATTTTGAGCAACTTTTGTTTGTGTACCTTCATAGCTAATAGTATTAAAACTTTTTACCATTCCTGGTTGGTCGTTAAATATTGCTGTTATATCTGAATAATACTGTGTTCCATAATAATTATTTGCTGTAGTGTTAACATGATGTTGCCAAGGGAAACCATCTTTAAAGGTAAAATATTTATTATTGCAACTTTCACCATACTCTGGTATATAACTATGGAAACTTTGCCAACCTCTAACAGATTCTTTAAAAGCAAGAGTATAATTAACATTTTCCTCATCATCACCTCCTCTTCCAGTTATTGTTTTTAAAGTTAAATTATAAGTATTTTTATCTTTATCAAAACTACCAATAGCTTGATTAACATAAACTTTACCAAAATTATCTCTAAACCAAGTTCTCATACCATGTTCTGATATTGGTGTTATACCATCTCTTGATAATCTAAGCACAGCCCCTCTTTGTCTATCTGTAAAATAACATCTATAATTATCAGCAGCAAAAGATTCAGGGTTTTTAGATATACCATAGTCGCCAACATAAGGAACTGCTTGTCCTAGAACAACATTAGATGATATAAGTTGTGGTTTTCCATCAGCGTTATATAAAGCATCTTTATTAGCTGATATTCTTAAAACTTTATCCTCACATAATGTTATTAAATCGGTATCTCTAGCATAAAGTTTTTGTATACTACCATGTCTCGTATTTAAATCTTTAGTTATTTTCTCAGCTTGTATAAATTGATTTAATCTATTTATACCACTATTGCTATTGTAAATACCTGAGAATATTAAACCATTAGGTCTGTGTTCTTCTTTATATTGTTCTGCTAAAACCGTAGATGCTTTTACACCATTAGTAATTCTAACTTGATTATAGTCATCTCTTATTCTATCAGATTCAACTCCATTACCAAAAGAATAACAATTAAAATAAGGTAAAATTATATCTTGATTATGAGGTCTGTATGCTTGAACAGTGTTATCGCTATTTCCATGTAGTATTATAGAAGTATCTCCAGCTGAAACAGCTGTTTGTGTGTAGGCATGAACTGCACCACCATCAGGATGTTCAAATCTAAGTTTTGTGTTAACTGCTATTGCAACTGAAGCACCATCTAAGGTTACTTTTTGATCACTTGCAGAGTAAGTTCGTACTTTAATAGTGGTATCTGCAGAACTACCATCGTAGTAAATATTAACCCATTCGTTAGTAACAAAGTGTTTTACAACACAACCTACAGGTATAAATTGTTCATTAGTTTTAAAATCTATATCCATTGGGTATGCTTGAGTTGCTTCGTAATATATATCAAGTCCAACATCTTCTTTTGGTTCTGTTTCCCATATAGCTGGATTTTCACTAGAATAACCGCCTTGCTCACTATATGGTTCTAAAACTTCAATATTTTGTCCTTGAGTACCGTCGTGTGCTATATCCAACGGCCAATATTTAGAAGGACCACTACCAAACTTTTTATCTACAACAATAGTCCATCTTTGTCTTTTATTATATGCATGGTTTGGAGAATCAATAGTACCATCATCATTACAATTACCTTTATCACCTTCTTTTGGATCATAGTTTCTTAAACCGTATAATTCTCTAACATATAAAACAGTATACACTATTGAGTCAGGATCACTTTTAAATCTAAACTTAGCGCCTTCTTGAAAAAGAGCTGTTGCAAAAGCTACATCTTGATCATACTCTGACATACCAGCATCTTGTATTCTATTTATAACTCCTTCTTTGCCTATATCAGCGCCATAAGGCCATATACCCGAGAATGATATGTCCATAGCGTAATTACCAGCGTATATACCTCTACTACCAGCATGATAACCACTACCACTTTGATTTGTTAAATCAGCTTCACCTTGCACTTTGCCTAACCATATATTTAATGGACCAGCTTCAGGATGATTAAAAATATCTCCACCATCAGAACTATCACCAAAACCAGAATCTATACCATTATCATAAGGTATATTGTCTCCACAACCTTTAAATCCTGCGTATCGAGACGGAGTACCCTTAAAATCGCTTCTAACATAAGCTTGATCTATAAACCAAGTACCTTTATCATGATTTCTATTTAATGCTGAAAAGGCCTCCCAAAATCTTCTAGCCTGTTTCCTACCAGGTGAATCGGCATTATAATTATTAGTTTCGTAAAAATCAACTAAACTACCACCTGTGTATGATGTGGGATCCCAATGGTGTGATGTTGATCCGTCCGAGTAAATTCTTACACCGAGTGAATTTTGACCTATTGGAAGTGTAGGTATGCCCGAAAGAGTACCGCCAGTACCATCACCACCTAAAAACACACCATTAATACCATCAGAACCAGTACTACCCTCAAAAGTATTTATGTAATGAATTTTTGTAGATGCAGTTATTACGTAGTTATCTGGATCTGACACTTTTAATAAATTTTTCTTTAAGACTAAATCTTTATTTATTTTTACAAAAAATCTACCGTCAAACTCTGGTTTATCTTCGTATTCTACATAAAACATTTCTACTTGAAGAACTTTAGTATCGCTAGCACCTAATCTATTAGCCCAAGTTTGAGGATCGTCAGTTGTTGCAAACAACATATCATCGCCAAACTTTTCTTTTATAGTTATATTATACTCATTACTACCACTAGGCGCCGCTTTTATAACTTCATAATATCTTGATTGATCTCCAGTTGAAGATTTAAATTTAATTTCTAAATTATCATATGCCCAAAAATCATTACCCCAAGTATCATTTGCCTTTGATTCTACTACAGTAAAAAAGTTAGTGTTAACAAAAGGGAAACCACTAGATGAATCACCAATTACATTATCTACAACACTATTATGGGTAGCATTGTTAATTGTACCTAAAGAAACTCTTTTCTTTTTAATATATTTTGGAGCATCATTTGATATTGCTATTGCCTTATATCTTGCCTCTTTCTCTATAGCGACATCAGTATCATGTTGTTTCTTGAGTATTAAATATGTTTCTTCATCTATTTTATTTCTTTCTGCTGATGGAAAGGAAAGCCAAATACAATCATCTTTAGCATCATACCATCTATCCATAGCCATATTATAATATTCATTAGAAGTTTCTTTTACATAAAACTTCCATGTTTTAGCCCAATCAGGAGCTATAGAATTTATTTTAACTTTAAGTTTATTGCTTTTGGTTGCTTCTTCAACGTCAACTTTTATAGAACCTGTAACTGGATCAGTTAATACTGGTGTTTCTCTACCATATTCATCACCATAAACAATACCTAATTGATAATTACGCATTGTCTTTACAGATTTTGTACCCATTAAATTACTAACATTTGTGCTAACTAAAGAAACATCAAGATTAGGTCTTATTAATTGACCATCACTTATTATGTTGTAATTTTGTTTATAATTACCGTAAACAAGCCTATTACCTGTTACCTCTTGCGATAATGCGTGTCTTGGTACATTATCCCAAGGTCTTAATAATTGGTTAGACGGTAATACAGCATGTATAATTTCACTTTCTATTTCTAATCTACCTCTTTCATAAGGATCTTGACTTGTATTAGGCCATACTAAATCTCCGTCTGAAGGTTTTATTGTTTTTACAGTATAACATAAAGGTGAGTTACTTTCTTTGTATAAAATATCAACTTCAACAACATCTCTAGGTCTTAAAGAATCTTCAACTATATAATTTTTTAAAGTTAAAGATCTTAAATTATTTTTCATACCTAGATTATAAGCTTGTTTAGGCAAATAATCAAAATTACCAGGCATAAAAGCAACTTCAGACCAAGGCGCAAAACAAGAGTATTCACCATCTACATATTTATATCTATAAGAAAATCTAGGAAATTTAAATTCAAATAAAGGTTTTTTCTGCTCTAAAGTTACAGACCAAACCTCGTCAGAGTTTAAAGCAGTTTCTACAACACTTAATATTGTAAGCTCATAAGCATCACCAGTTACACCTGGCATTATAGTGTTTGGAGGTTGATGTTGAGAAGGAACGCCTGTTATTTCAGCTCTTACTTCGTAATCTGAAAAATCACTATAACTACTTTGGTTTGCTTGTGACTTTGCAACTATAATATCTCCTATTCTAAAATCAACAGCAGTTGTAAAAAATACATTTGTTTTTATAGCACCAGTTTCAAGAGGGTCTCCATCACTATCTACAAATCTAGTGGATGATATTGTTGTTAATATATTGTTGGCAACACCATTTTGATTATATCTATCAGTCTGTGTGTTTGACATTTCTAAATACAAAGGCGTTACAGGATTTTTTCTAATAACAGTAATATGTTGTTCTTCTAAAAACACAGCTTTAGTACCAGCTGCGTTAGTTATAACTTCCGGTCCTATAGCATCGTCTAGTGTAGATACTAATCTAGTATGTATATTGTAATTTGCCCCATTAAAAGGAGAATTTTGTAATGCGGCTGGGGTAGGTATATCACCAGAAATATTAGTATCAGGCGCGTTTGTTGCTTTACCCGTACCAAGTTTACATCTTGTAATATTTATTTTTTTAGGTTCAGATTGATTATCTGTCCAGAAAAGATTATCTTCTATTATATTTATTCCTGTTATAATATCACCAGAAAAGTTTAATACTCTAGGCGCTTCAAAAACAATAGTTGCACCAGAAGCTACATTTAAAGAAATCGCAACTCCATTTAATGGTGCTAAAGTAACTACATTGTTTGTGTCTATAGATAATACCTCCCACCTTTGAGGATCATCAGCAGTATCGTTAAAAACAGCATACATACCAGCTCTTACACCCGCTGCATTAGAGAATGTTAAAGTTGCACCATTAATTGTAGCTGCTGATGTTGTTAATACTGTTTGGTAATTGTCTACGACAACATATTTAACTTTATTATACTCTACATTTACTTCAAGAATAAAATCGTATTTTAATGCTTGTGTACTATATTTACCAGGTCCTTTTACTAACCAATATAAATTATCACTTTTTCCATCAGCAATTGCACCAACACATTTACAATCTGCCGGTAGTTTTGTAGAGCCTATAAATCTAGTGTTACCAAGCATTGTTTGTACAGTACCTACATCAGAACCATCTGATGTTGATACTTGAATATTATTTGCATCTCTATATTCGCCAGGAGGAAGTAATCTTTCATCAAGATCTTTATTCATTTTCCCCTGAGCAAAATTTCTCTTTAACTCTGGCATGTACTAGTGTTTTATATGTTTGGACTTACCTCTTAATACTTGAGTAAGTTCTTCAATTTTAATATTTGATAATCTTAATTTTGCTTGTCTTATTGCTGCTCTTTTTTCTTTTTTAAATCTTGCCACTAAATATTCTGGTATATCTTTTTTAGTTGCTAATACTGCATGTGCTATAGACTTATACATTGCTTCTTCCGCAAATTTATGCACTTGCATTTCTGCATCTGTACCTAAACTATCGCTTATATATTTCAAAGTTACAGTTTTTCCAGAAAGAAAAGAATTAAAGTGTATTTTACCAGCAAGTTCATCTATATAAAAAGAACCGTTAATTTGTGAGTGTTGAGGATCTAACCCGTATCTTTCCCCATCTGCTGGCCAATATGTATCATCTTCATAATCATCAGTATTTGTAGTAGCTGTATGCGCTTTATAAGCAGCCCAAGTATCTGATTCTGACGCGTAATCTAATTCATTACTACTTAAAGTATAAGACCCATCAGTACCCTGTACTATAGCTTTAGGATTTGATGTTTTTATAGCTGGATATATTATACGTTCAATACCAGCATCATCTTTCCAAGTCAACTTAACATAATTTACATAATCTTGTGGTAAAATCATTTGTAAAGTAGTTGGTATTTCTATTTCTTGTGCTTTTGTAGACTTAAAAGTATCAAAACTTAATTCTTGTAAAGCTCTTTGAGCATGAAAAGCTATATCAGTTCTTTTTACTTTTGATATTATTTTCTCTTCACCTACGTAAGCTATAATAAATTGATTTATTATATGTTCTAAAGAAGTGAATTGATAAGCACCTAAAGTACCTGCTTCATATTGAGCTTGAGTTTGATTGTCTAATAATCCCATTTATTTATTGTTTTTCAAGTTGTTGTTTTTGAGCGTCTTTTGCCCCAGCTAATTGAACTAAACCTGGTTTATTTAAAGTTATACCAGCTAATTCTAATATTTTATATACTAATTCAGTTTCTTCTGACTGATGTAATTCAAAGTTTTGAGCGTCAGAAGCAGATGAATTATACAAAGCATTACCAGCAACAATATTATAAGTCCATTTTACAGTAGCTGGTTTAGCTATGTAATTACAGGTTATATTTGACGTGGAATAAGAAGTGGATGGTGACGCTGGAAATATTTTTAATAATGTATCTGTTTTTCTTACATAAACAGGTCTTGCGTCTACTGGAGCTGCTAAGGAAGTTCTTAACATATATTCTAATTCTTTTTTGCCAACTTTTTCAACTTCAACATCATAACTAGACGCACCGTAAAATACTGTCCCTAGTCTATATACATCTGTTGGTAATGTAGCTTGATTACCACTCATAGCTGACATAGCTACTTTAAATTTTTCAAATTTTGATATTTTTTCCTCTAAAATATTTATCATTCCTGAGTATTCAAGATCGTTCTCTTGACCTCTATCATATTGATTTAAATCATAGAAATATTGCTCAAATATATCCATCTGAGCATGATTAGCTAGTAAATTAAACTCTTGCGGCGTTATATAACCTCTTTGTTCTTTATTAGCCAATGCTAATACTCTTTGATATACTGTGTCTACGTTTACTGCCATAATTTGTTTTTAATTTGTAGTTTGCAATCGCCCCGTAGGGCGATCGCTCCTACAATTTGATTATTTTAATCTTTTTTCAATATTTGAGTAAATCTCCATACCTTCATCAGTTTTAAACCAAGCGGCTAAAGCTGAATATGGATGTTCATCAAATGGAACATTCATTAGTTTTCTATCATTAGAACCCCAGCTAAATGTTCTTTGATCAGAAGATAATTTTAATATCCCTAATTCAGTTGCTCTAATACCAAAGTTTCTAAGCATAACATTGTCATCATTTGCTAACTCTAAGAATAAGCCTGGATTTTTCTTAGCATAAACTAATAAATCTCTTCTAAGTTCTTTAGAACTCATCTTTGAAACTTTAGAACCTATTTCCACTCGCATAACTGCTTCAGCCATATCAATATCTAAATTTCTAGCAGTATTTAATGCTTCTATTTCTAACTCGATAACTTCTACCTCATTAGCTGCTCTTGCGGCTGGTTTTTCTTCATAAAAAGTAACATTTCTTTCTGGATGATATAAAGATAATAGTTTTTGTAAAACTGTTTTTTCTTTTTCAACAACTAGCATGCCATTTCTAAAAATAATATGAGCCAATCTTTGATCTCCTTTCATTTCATCAACGAATACAGTTCTTTGGTTTTCACAATATTTTAGTTCTCTTTCGTAGCCAGCTTCTTCGTCAAACCAGTATATATTAGCAGATCTAACCATTCTTGACAAAGGTTTTTTACTACCTGTTAATCTATACATTCTATCTTTAATCTCCCATTTTTCTTTTATAGGATCAACCATTTTTGGTTTTGGAGTTTCTACAACCGATTTTTCAACTTTTGGTTGTTCTACAACCTGTGGAGTTGATTCCACTTCTGTTTTTTGTTTTTTTGCCATAATATAATATATAATAAAATTAATAAAAAATAAAAGGGAAGACGGAGAACGTTTGCATGTATGCCGTCCTCCCTTTTAAAATAGTGTTTTACTTCATTAACATAAAGTTGTTAGCACCTTGAGTAACTAAACATCTTTCAGATAACATATGTACTTCCATTGCATCTAAAGCAGATGTTACAGCACCTACAGAACCAGTAACCCAAGTTTTGAATCGTCTTGACTCTGTATTTGAAGCTCTATATCTAACATGTAAGAAAGGTCGTTTCATATTCTTTCCTAATTGTTGGTCATATACAGAAGATACACCAGCAGGTATAATAGCTCCTCTAATAGCAGCTGTAGTACCTCTACTGTTAATTGATCCTCTTGTAGCTTTGTCATTTAGATATTTCCAGTCAGATTTATAGAAGTCATAAGAACCTCTTCTGAAACCAGAGAAACCTAAATTAAGTGCCATATCTTCAGAGTTGTTAAATACTCCGTAAGAAGTACCACCAGCCCCGTAAGAATTCATTGAAGCTAACATATCATCAATAGCTAAGCTAGTAGATCTGTTAACAAACATCATGTTTTCTTCAATAGCACCTTGGTTATCAAATTCAGCTAAAATAGCATCAAACTCAGCTAAATCAGTAGCAGCGTTAACACCAGTTACACCAGAAGTTGTGTTACCTCTTGATTCGATAGCATCAAATAAACCTTGTGTACCAACACCAGCAGAACCTGCATCAGCAGAACCTCTAATTTGACCATCAGCAAAACCAATAATAGATGCAGCAGCTGATTTTTCAGCTTCTAACATAGTCATTTCGCAGTAATCAGCAAAACGAGCTCTAGTATCACCTTCAGCTTTTAAGTACCATAGGTAACCATTTTGACCTTCTTCACCAGTAACTTCAACCCAACCTACTTGAGAAGCGTCAGAACCAGATACAGCATAATAATCTTTCATTATTTGCATTTGGTTACCATACGACTTAAATGTAGGCTGTAGTGAAGTTCTCTTAGTAGAAGCAGCAGTTCCAGTAATATCACTGTAAGACTGTCCTTTTCCATAATGAGAACCTACAACTAATAAAGTTGCTGTACCATCAGATAAAGTTGATAAAGCAGCTGTAGCATAAGGCTCAACTGTAACAACAGCTGTAGCTGGAGTTTCAACAACTAGTGCTTTAACTATAAGTCCAGCTTGAGCGATTAATACTACATCGTTAACTCTAATACCGTGGTTTGCAACAGCGAAACCATTTTCACCATCAGCAGATCCATCAATATCATGAGTAACTGTAAATGTACCGTTAGTATCACCATCAGCATCTACCGTACCAACGTAAGATAAATGTAATCTTCCTTGTTCAGACCATACAACCTGATCGGATGCACTAGCCTCTTCTGCTCCAACTTGAGCTAAGAAACCTGAAACAGTTCTGTTTCCAAAAACTTCAGCTTCTTTAGCCATTAAGTCAGGCAGGTATTGTTGTTCCCAGCCGGTAGAACCGTCTGTGAAATCTATGTAATTTGAAGCTAAAGCCTGTTGCTGTGCGCTTGGGACTTTATTCAAACTACTTCCTGCAGTAATTGCCATAATTTTGTAATTTTAAATTTGTTATTTATTTTTAATTTTAAACTTAAAAGTAGGAGAATCATCGTTAAGCACTCTAACTTTAGGACCACTTGTGTTATCATTTGAAAATGACTGCCTTGGATTCATACTTACGTTTTTGGCCTTAGCAACACTTTCTTTCATAGCATCAGCTTTACCTTGATCGTAAAAATGCTTAGCAATAGCGTCGGGATTCATGGCTGTAAATAAAGATTTATGATAACCTTTGGCGTCTGACATTTCATTATTTTCATTCAAAAACTTTTTGACAAAATTATTAATGTCGCTTTGAGTTGTCTTAACCTCGTCAGCATTCTTCACGTTAAACCTATATTTTTTATCTCCGACGTTATATTCAAAACCTTTGAATTTATCGTTAAAAACTTGTTGAGTTTTTAATTTAAAAGTATTAGTTTGTTTGTCCGCTATTTTTTTATTTTCTTCCGACTCTTTATTGTATCTATTAAAGAAATTTACAGCTTTTTGTTGTTCTGGTGTTAACCTTGAACCAGCTTTGATTTCTTCATAGTACTTGGACTTTTGCCCGTCCAAATGGGTTCTAGCGTTGGCAACTTGCTCTTTTAACGCTATTTTTTTCTTTTTAATCTCTCTATCTTCATCTTCATCTTCATCGTATGAAAATGAGTCTTCTATAAGAAAACTAATTTCATCATCTGTTAAGTGAGATTTTGTTTGTTTATAGTATTCTCTTAATACTGTCATATCATCATAACTAGAATAATCTTGGTTAAGACGAACATAATCTTCTAAAGTACCACCAGTCTCTTCCATAAAATCTATAACTTTTTGTAAATTTTCTGGTAAAGGCGTCCCTTGTTCTTGTTTTTCTGCAGTAGCATCAAGTAATTCTTCTGCCAGGTCTTTAGTTTCTTCTTTTACTTCTTCTTCTGTTATTTCTTCTAAAGTTGGTTGTTCTTCTTGTGCTTCTGTTTCCGGTTGTACTTCTTCTTGTTTTTCTGTGGTGTTGGCATCTTCAACGAGCTCAACCACTCCGCTGTCGTCAGCGTTATCTTCTTTAACTTCTTCTTTGGTTTCATTTTTTTCTTCTTCTTTTGGTGTTATTGGTTTGTTTAAATCTATTTTAATAACACTGTCATCTCCAGCGCTTTCAAATTTTGATTCATCTATTTGAGGATTTTCCTCTACAGGAGTTTGTTCAACCTGCCCTTGTGTAGTTTCTTCAACTACTTCTTCTAATTTTTCTTCCATAATATAATATAATAATAATTAGTTAATTACATATCGCTTAAGTTCAAAGCACCTCCAATACTATCATTACCTACAGACTCAAAGTTTTTAGGTGGTTTTTCACTTTTTCTTTGATCTATAAGTTCACTTTGTTGTGTAGCTTGTATTCTTGTTCTTTGATCTTTACGATTTTCTCTTTCATCTTCTCTTCCTTTCTGTGCATCTACGTCTAATTCACGTAATTGCAAGTTATATTGGAATTCTTGCTCCATTAATTGCTTTTTTAATTCCATTTCTTGTTGAAGTTGCAATATCTTTAACTCTGATTTTGCTTGTTCTAATTGTATTTCACTTTGTGTCTTTTGTTGTGAAGCCTCTATTTCAGCTTGTGATTTTGCTTGAGCAGCCTGTTGATTTGTTTGAGACTGCATCTGCATATTTCTTTCTTGTAATTGTTGATCTTTTTCTATTTTCTTCTCTCTACGTATTTTTAATAGCTGATTAGCTAGTTTTACGTTTTTAATTTCTCTAAGATCAATAGCATCAGTTAATTCTATTAACTTTTGTTGTAATGCCATTTGTATATTATTCTCAAGCATTTGCTTTTCTTCTTCATCTGGCATTAACTCTATAAATATACCAAAATCATACAAATGTAACTCTTTCATTTCTTCTAACGTTGCAACATTATGGGCTCCTATTTGTTGTATAAAAGCATCAGCTGTTGGTGAATATTCTAATATATCTGATATTCTAAGTGATAAACATTGTGCCATTTCAGATGTTAAATATAAACCTCCTTGTAATATATGTCTTGTTGCTGTATTAGAATTAGCTGCTGCTAATTTTTGTACTCCAACTAAGGCGTTTTTATCTGGCATACTACCATCTCTAGCTTCATTTAATCCGGTTGTGTCTCTAATCATTTGTAAATAGTAATTATAATTACCAATTAAAGCTTGCATTTTATTACCACCACTCCCACTAGTTATTTCTTGTATTGGCACTTTACCAGGATTTATATCACCATCAACCGTCATTGATCTACCAATTACCGAACCTGTTTGGAAGAACATGTTTAAAGCTTCTTGCGGATTATAATTAGTACCATTACCTAAATCTATTTCAGCTAAACCATCAGCGTCTAAATAAACACCATCAGGAACCATTCTTGATAATACTTGCTGTAACTTTAAATGAGTTAATTGTATCATATCAGCAAAACCAGTAATACGCTTTACTAGTGATTCTATTTTACCTTTATACATACGTGGAGCTACAATAGCGTAATTCATTTTTACTTTAGTAAAATCACTTTTTGGCCTCATCATATTTTTAGCCATTTCCCACTTAAGCAGCTTATCAGTACCTAACACCATAGCACCTTCATATAAACATTCTACTGATCTATGTAGTTTACCAAAATTTTCAGAACTTTCTGGTGGATTAAATGTATCATCTTTTGCTAATATTTTTTCAGCACCAGTACCAGTTTCTTTTACTTTATAAACTTCATTCATATATGTTTTATAATTAAAATATAAAACTTGAACTTTATTACCATCTTCTTGCCTTAAATTAGCACTACTTCTATTGTAATTTGTTTGGTGAAAACCTTTGTTTTTAACTACATCTTGTAATTCATCATGTGTTAAATGTGGAAATTGTTTTACTAATTCATTTATTGGAACACTTTTAACTTCACCAACATAGTATATATCATCAAAATATGGAGATTCTGTATAAGAATAAACTAAATCTATTGGGTCTACATATTTTATAGTTGTTCCTTCAGAAGTATTAAACTCTGTTTTTACAGCTCCAATACCTAAAACCGTGAGATCATAATAGAAACGTTTTTTAATTAACTCATACTTATTACCTTCCATTATTATGTTAATAGCTTGTTCTTCAGCTAATTCTACAGCTTGCTTGTAATTTAATTGCATGTGAAGTTTTAATTCTTCTTCTGTATCAGGCAAAAGTTCTTTAGCATTTTCATAAGTATTCATGTTGAAGTTCTCCTGAGCGTAGTCATTAAACTCTCTTGATCTCATATCTCTTAACATAGACTCCATATACTCTGTTCTTTTACTAACACCATAAGGATCTTGTGAGTAAGCCTTTATATCATATGTTCTTTCTGCAATACCATTTACAACTATATCTACAAACTTAGGTATAATAGGCACTGGCTTCCAATCTAAATTAAGATAGGACAAATCACCGTTTATAGATAATTCATCCTTATATTTTTGTATTGATTGTTCGCCTCTAGCGTACAATCTTAATTTATGAAAATCATTATGATTAGTTCTATATCTATTAGAACCTCTATCGTTATGAAACCACTCTTGCTCAATAGCCTTAGCTACTTTCAAACCGTAATCATAACTTATTTTTTCCAAGTCACTTACAACTTGAGATGGAAAATAATTGCTTATAACAGACTCTGCCATATTTATTTATTGATTATTTTAGATATATTACCAGTATTAGTATACTTAGCAATATTTATGTTTAATTTAGATTTTTCTATTTTTGCATTTGGTCTATATAAATGTCTATTATTAGCCATTATAGCCAAACCAGAACTTATTGACGCATCATGCTTTGTTCTTTTATTTATATCAAATTTAGCCCAATCATTTAATAATTCATTAAAATAACAACTACCAAATGTTCCATCTTGTTTCATACCTACATGGTCTTGTATATACATTTCAATAGCAGCTGCATGGGCTTGTTTTATATCTTCGCTTGAGTTTGGTATACCACCTATTTCTTTTTCTGCAGTTGATAATTTATTCCAAATTTTATCAGGTCTATTCATGCTAAAACCTCTATAACCTCTTCTTCTTAAATAATAAAGTAATCTAGGTTTGTTATTCTCTGCGAGTATTGGCATTCCATAAAACACTAATGCCATTAACACGTCTTCAAAAAACATTTCAGCAGTTTGAGGTCTTGCTAGATATTCTAGGAAGAATTGATTAGCCGGAGCATCTTCCATGCTAAATTTAGTCAATCCATGTAAAGCTCCTTTTGACCCTACGCCATCTACAGTCCCTGATATATCATATGAGTCACAACCAAAAGCACCCATATGCTCATTGCCAGGCCATTTAACACCATTTTTTATTATTACTTTATTTTGTATGTTTGTTGGCGGTACCCAACTTATTTTAAATCTACCTTTTGGATCTGGATAAAATATTACTATTGAATCTTTCACTCCATTAACCCATTGAAAATTACCTGTTGAAATACCTAATGTTCTAGACATCTCTTCATTGTAATCTATCTGTTCGTATATTTTTACTAAGTTAAATATACTATTTTTTGTTTCATCTCTAAACGCATGCTCCGTAGTTCTTGGGAATTGTCTATAAAATTCGTTTAGTGCGTCTTGATCATTTTTTAAACCATCAGCTTCATTTTGCCAATGATCTATAACACCTACGTCTATTAACTCTCCTTGGGGGTCGACAACATCATAGTCTGGACTATTAAATACTGGAATACCGAATTCGTCAATAAATCCTTCGTAGTTCCACTCCATTGGGATAAAAAGAGAATATAGTCCAGACGCTGTCTGTCCATTTCTGTTTCTTTTTGTAACATCGGATGCATTGTATAATTTTTTAAAGTTATCTCCACCTTTATCAAGGGCGTTGGAGGTTGAACCCATCATACACTTACCTATAATCCTACTACCTAATCGCAAACATGTTTTTGTAACTCTCCAGTTATTTAATATATTATCAGGTCTTTCCCACTTACCACTTTCATCATG